TTGTCAGGAATGTGTCCTTTTAATTTGTCTAAATTCATACTTTTTATTTTTAATAAGTTACTACTCTACCATAAATATCTATGTCAGGGAATCTTACTTCAAACATCATTGGATCAAGTGATGGATAAATAACTCCTTGCTTAGTTGCTGAACTAATGTTATATGAGTAAGATGAATAGTTACCACCAGTTAAGTTATCAAAACTAACTTTTATAACAGATTGAACACCTTGAATAGCACCAATAGTATTATAAACATCTGATATGATAATTGGTTGGTTTATCTGCCATTTAGATGTATTGAAGTAATCTTTTAGAGTATTAATACATCTAGTTAATACATCTTGTGAGTTATAAGCAGGTAATACTGTTATGTCAAAATTAACTTTAATATTAACAAAGTAAGCATCTTTAATTAAAATAGCATCACTCATCATTTTATTATATGATAAGTATGTTTTTAGATTCTGTTTTACTACAGTAGATGCTCTAGTTAATTTACCATCTAAATTAGTTGATAAAATATAAATAGATAATGCTAATGGATTATTGTTAATAAAGTTTTGTCTGTCAGTGTCATTAGCTACTAAATAATCTTGAGTTACATAAGCCTTACTTATATAACCAAATTTAGCAGGCATAGAAAGAGCACGAACTAAATAGTCAGCTTTAGTAACGTTTCTGTTTTGAGTTGGGAAGTTAGCTAAAGCTTGTAAACGTATTTCTTCAGTTGTTTCACCAGGTCCACCTCCAGATGATGGAGATGGGTTATTGAATCTAATTGATCCTTCAACTGTACTAATTAATGTTGAATTTAGATTATAATTGTTAATTTTAATATCAACAGTATCTGTTAATCCAATATCATCACTTGGTAAATTAGCTTCTACACCACCACCTGTTAAATAAGTTACTGTTAAAGTTGTATTAGAAGGAGCAACACCATATTCATTAGTGTACATGAAGTTTGATGGATCATAAGCCATAAACATCTTACTAACACCATCTACTAAACCTAAACCTACATTATCTGGATTTGGGATGATAACTTCATCTGGTGATGATGTTACACCACTACCAAATTCTAATATTAAATTATTATCATCATCAAAGCGAGTAACAAAGCGTCTATCAACTTTTTTAAGACGTAATAAGAAACGAGCACTATCATCATCATTATAGTAGTTAGGTTCGTTTACAGGCAGGTTAAGCGATTCATCAAATACAGCATCTTGAGCTAAATATGGTACCTCAAACCAAGTATTATTATCACTATCTTTTATTTCTAAAACTTGAATAATATTAGAATCATTTATAGTGACAGTTGAAAATTGTTCAGGATTATTAAAAGTAAACTGAGTTGTTTTAATTTGTCCTGAAATAGCTTCTACTGATTTTTTAAGTAAGTAATATTGTGGATTACTAGTATTTGTATAATATTGATATACAGTTACTATTGTTGGATCAAATGAAGATGAAAAAGCAAAATCAACAACATCTTGAGTTACAAATGTAATACTTGGATTTGATATTGATTTAACAGTAGCGTTAGCACCTAATCTAGTGACATATCTCCAATCTGGGTTGTAGTTTGGAGCACCATCAGATGGTAATAATTGAAACACATCTAAAGTTGCTGTAGCAGCTGTAGTTACTTTAGGTCTGTAACCTAAAGCATATGCTAAAGCAATAATATTTTTTCTTTCTTGAGCGTATAATAATAATGTTTCTTGTAACTGAGTGTCAGTGTAGAATGATAAAATGTCACCTACATAAGATGCCATTTCAATGAACATATTACCAGGAGCAGAAGGACTGAAGTCCATGTAACTGTTCTGAAAGTATGTTCTAGCATAGTTAATTAAATCTTGCTTTAGTGTACTAAAGTCTTTGTCAAAATATTTTATATCAGGTACGTTTGCCATTATTATTTACTTAAATCAGTTGTTGAAACATTTAAAACTAAGTTATCATCTTGATTATTAATAGAATAATCTAAAATGATGTTCACTAAGTTTTGGTCAGAATATTTTTTAACACTTATATTTCTAATAATAATATTAGGTACATAGGCGTATATCTCATTTTCTAGTCTAGCGGCTATATTATCAAAAGAAGTATCTGGATCAAACAATGATGCTCTTAAGTTTCCTCCAAACATTGGATCAAAGAAACGCTCACCCTTATTTGTTAATATATAGTTTACTAGATTAGATTTTACTTGTTCTTTAGTTGTGAAAGTTTGATTAAATACACTAGTGTCATTATTGAAAAGAACACTAATTCCAATACCTCGTTTTTGTCCGATATCTTGTGGATTGAGTCTATATATTGGTCTATTAATCATTATATTTGTCCTTCTTGTTTCATTTTACTCATTAACGCTGTGAAATCAGGTACAGTATCTATTCTAACAGCATTAATGTCACTAGCTGGTCTTGTGTTAGCAAACATTTCACTTACACTGTTAACTACTACTGGTTCAGATCCAAATCCACCCATAACATCAGATGAATTCATTTCAGCTATTGAACGCCATTCACCTTGTTGTGCAGTTTGTTGTAACATCTCATTCAATAAGCTATTATTAGTATACGTTGGAGAGTTAATAGGCTGTGTAGGTTTGGCAGGTTTTATAGATTCAACCATAGAATTTTTTACAGTGGTTTTCTTGGTCTCTGCCACCACTGGCTTAGGCTCTGGAGCCTCAAGCATTAATCCGAGCTCTTCCCTAACAACAGCTTGTACTTCTTCACGTATAACCTTGCGTAATATTTTAATAAATGTATCGGCTTTCATGTTTATAAATATTTTATTATCCTAGTATTTGTTTAATTTCATCAAGTAATTGATCAGTTGTTTTAACTTTACTAGTCGCAGTTTGTGTAACTTTCATTTTACTAAATGCGTCTAATGCTTGATATTGTGCTGATCCATCAGGATATGTGATTAATTTAAGTATATATGATTTATATGTTATGTCTGATATATATTCAGTTTCAGGTGTATCTTTTTCAGGTTGTTGGACTAATATAGGTTCTAGTGTTATGCTACTGTTAATATTAGAACCCACAATTATTAATTGAAGTTGGTTAACTTTGAGTTTAAGTTTAGTAGTTAATGATTTAAATACCATCACATATGACTGAGCTATAGTTATGTATAAATGATACTCTTCAATTTTTTCTTGTGCTTTATTTAATTTATCAATAGTAGCATCAATTTCAGTTAAATCAATAGCTACAGTTGGTTTAGAAGGTGTTGGTAATGCTAATTCAGTTGCTATTTTAGCGCGTTTTGCTATTAATCTAACTCTAGATAATGTTATAATAAGTTGTAAAGCTGTTAAGGACGCATTTAATATAACTAAAATATTTTGTAATTGTGTTATAATATTATCTAAAGTATTAATTAATGTTTTAACACTATTAACTTTTTTATCAAAATTATCTTTAAAAGCAGACCATTTAGCATAATCTCTAGGAGTAAAAATGAATGTTAAGCCAACAACATTTAGTACACCTTCTTTTTGTAATCTTTTCTTTAATGATTTTTTTAATGTTTTAATAATAGCATTTATGACACCTTCTTTTCTAACAAAATTTAGAAATATAGGTATTAATAAAGCTATAATTTTTTTCTTAACTCCAGATGTACCAATACTAGTACTTTTATTTATTAAATCTTTCTTTTTATTAATCTCATCTTTAGCTTTATCAAGTTTAGCTTTTTGTTCTTTAGCTATATCACTAGCTTTCTCCTTGAGAGCATTAGCTTTTGCAGCTGCTGCTGTTGGATCAATATTTGATATGTTTGTTATATTAGCCATATTAAATTGTAAATGTTGTGTCTGATTTGACATTACCTATTTCAGCTAAATCAGCTTTAATACTTGTAAAATTAGTAGTTAAATAAGTTTGAGCTGCTTGTAAACCTGGGATGAATGGAGGGGCAGCCGCTGATACCATTTGACTATATATTTCTAATACTTCCATTAAATCATTTAATACTTCTTCTAGAGCATCAGCTTTAGCTACTGGCTCAACTGTTTTACCTTTAGAGTCTAAACCAAATTGTACTCTAGGAGCATTAACTAAAAGCATATTTTGTTCATCATCACTATCTACAGTTCCAACATCAATTGTTACTTTATCACCTGCTGATAGATTGATATATTGATTTGAAGAGATAAGTATACTATCCTTTCTAGCGTTAAAAACTAGACGGTTAGATGATATTATCACCTGTTCACCAGCATATTCTTTTATATCTTTAAAGCTCATTATTTAGTTATTTGTT